AATAACTTTGGGTTTACATTGTTATTCGCATAAACAAAGCTTTCATCAAGATTTTAATTACCGAAACACAACTTCCTTCAACTACTATCACATTCATTGAAATGACAGCAGCTGCGGCTGGCGGGGCGTCAGCCCAAGTGCATCAGGTCATGTCCACACCAGTGCTTTTGCGCGCTGTGAGCAACAAGTCGTCGCCTTACGTTAGGAAGGTGTACAGTTTGCTGGTGGCGGGTAGAGAGGCGCGTAAACGTGAGGAAGGGTCAGTAAAGGAGATGGTGGTGCCTTTTTGTGGCGTGGGTTTGCGTACGGATTTGGTGGCGGAATGGTTCCCGGAGTGGAATGTCCGTTTTTCGGGCGGCAGGTTGTCTTCGGCACCTTTGTATGATACCATTCGGTTTTTGGTGTTTGAGCATTTGGTGCGCATGGACAAGTGGCTAGGTGATACGGTGATTTGTTACGACACTCCATTGGATACTCATGTTGCGAAGTGTAGGGATTATGTGCATACGGTGAAGACTTTTTCTACTGTGTTGCACGCCGCGGAGCATGAGGAGGAGCTGAGGATCGTGGCTAGGTTTGCAAGTGGGTCTTCCCCCGGTGCTACTTTAGCTGCGGAGATGGTGCGTAGAGGTACGGGTGATGGGTCATATTATAGCGTCGCTGGGGATCTCCCGGTGAGGAGGGCTGAGACTTTGGTCTTTGATCATACACGTGTGGCTACGTGTGTTGCGCAGGTCGCTGCCGAGATGCTTGCGAGAGGTTCCGTTCGGGCTAAGGGCATGGTTATGTATAGCAACGATTTTTTTCGGGCTGAACGGGGCAAGTTGCCGTTGGACTTGGGTGAGTTTGTGGTAGATAAGGGTGCGGATACCATCACTGTGGTGCCTGGGGAGGATCCGTTGCGTGCGGTTGTCATGTCTTATTCTGCGTTGCGCCAGTTCGCTGTCGTGTCGGCGTTTGTGTACGGAGGTCAGAAGTTTTTTTTGGAGAGGCTTGCGCATTTCTGTGGACATCTGTTGTATCGCGTTACTAAGGTCGATGCGAACGTGCCTGGGGAGACGCACGAGGTGCATAGAGTGTGGGATGAGGATGCTTCGGCAATGGTGCGTTTGACGTATAGGTCATATGATGCGACACTGGGTTCGCCCGATTGCCTTGCTGCTTGGCCAGAGAGGGAGGTCGAGGCACCGGCGTACGTGTACAACAAGTTGTATGGTAAGGCGTGCGACATTCCTGAGGGTCAGTTCGTTAGGGAGGAGTTATTACGTTTGTTACGCGACGTAAACAATAGGGCTGTGGGCGTAGGGTGCACTTTTTCGAGTGTTTTGCATTTGGAAGATCCAGCAGTAGCTTCTAGGTTGGCTACCGCTGTGTATTTGCGGGCATATCAGTCTCGGGCAGATCATGGTTCTACTACGGCTGAAATGTTGCGTACGTTAGGCTTGACTCATAGGGTCAGGTTTGGCTCTACTGCTGCGGCGTGGGCAGCGGCTGTGTCGGCGACTTGGGATATGGTAGGCATGGGTGTGTCGGGCGCTTTTCAGGCTACGGCGGAAAGGTTGTTTGGGCAGTATGTTGATGCTATGGGTTCTTTGGTGGATGTCAAGGAGGCGGTGCGCTATGAAGAGTTTCGGCTGGATTGTTCGGAGCAGGACTTGCCACAGTTGACGATTGCGGGCTGGGCTGCGGCTTATCACCCGAAGCTGGTGGATGGTGGAAAAGCTAAGGCTTTGGTAGCAATGCGGGGCAACCGCAAGGAATTATTGGCAGGGGTGTTTGAGAGAGCACGCAGTAGTATGAGTGTCCCTGTTGTGGGTAAGAAGGAAAACCCAGGTAAGGTAGGTGTGGCAGGTGTTGGTCTAGGCCATAGAATTGTGCCGGCAGTCCCCGCTGTATTGTATGCGCGAGAGGTTGCAACGGTTGAGACACCGCGGGTGGCGGTTGTTGCGGAGCAGCATGGAGATGTGTTGACGAAATTGGCGAAGGTTTTTCCTTTTGTGGCGCAGGATAGAGCACCTTTGGTTGTTTCTAGCACAGAGGAAGAGTGGAAGTCGAGTCGCAGGCCGCCGGCGGCAGTTCGGTCGAAAGACCCCGTGCAGGACGTGCAGGAGTTTTTGGAAGCTGTTGAGCCAGGGGTGAGCGAGGGTTATTCGGAAGGGGACACTGCTAGGGTGCATGACAGTGACTATCAGTTGAACATTAGCGCTCCGTTGACTAACATTAACTTGGCCAAGGACGAGTTGCATCGGCCCAAGTGGATGAGGCCGTCTTCGTTGCGCGGTCCGGTTGGGGCACCGAGGCAACAGACGTTGCGGGAGGTGTTGTTCTCTGCGGCGGCAAGGAACTTCGACGCGCCGATGCTTGCGGGTGTGAATGATCCCGTGCGTGTGGCGGCGTTGGCGAAGGATGCTTTTCTTCGTGCTTATTGCGTGGACGATGCGCAGGAGTTGGCTGCTATGTATAGGACGCGTCCTATAGTTCCAACTTACGATTTGGAAAATGAATGGATTAAGAATGCTAGCGTCGGCACTCTGAGGGATCTGATGGCATGTGATATAAGTTGTACGGAGGCGGTGGCGTCTGTGTACGAAATGATGGTGAAGAGTGCTCCGAAGCCGAAATTGGATGGGAGTGCGTCATTTGGGTATACGCCTGTACAGGTCATTACTTATCATAAGAAACAGCTGAATGCGTTCTTTAGCCCGCTCTTCATGGAGGTGTCGAAGCGTGTCAATTCGTTGCTACGTTCTGATGTCGTTATGAATGTCCGGAAGGACGGGCCAGAGATTCAGCGTCAGGTCAACCGGGCTTATCGCAGGGCTAGGAAAGAGGGTCGTATAGGGTTGTTTTCTGAGGGGGTTCGCAGAGCTTTGGAGAATGACTTTTCGAAGTTTGACAAGTCTCAGATGCAGGAGTGTTTGCTGTTGGAAAAGGTTCTTTACGAGTTTGTGGGGTTAGCCCCGAACCTTTTGGAATATTGGATTGATAGTAACGTGTCTGGAGAGGTGCGTTCCGTTGCGGCGGGTTTAAGGTATTGGTTATCGCTGCAACGTAAGTCGGGTACGGCCACGACGTCAATAGGGAATACTCTCGTGAATATGGCGACGGTCGCGCTGGCTTACGATTTGCGTCCCCAGGACTATGTGTACGCAGTATTTCTTGGAGATGACTCGTTGGTACGGTTGGTGTCTGAGAAGCATGAAGGCAACGCCGTGGCGTTGATGAGTGGGATGTTCAATTTATCAGCAAAGTGCGGTTTGCAGGTTTACGGCTACTGTTGTTCTGCTTGGTATCTAGAGGTTGAGGATGAGGTGGTCATTATGTCTGATGCACATAAGAGAGGTGCCGCTTTGTCGGCCCCGGCGGCTCGGGACGAAGGTTTGATTGAGGAGAAAGAGATATCTATGGCGGATCTGTGTTATAATTATGACGATCAGACCGCTCTGGAGTGGCAGGCTAGGGCCATCGGGGAGCGTACTGGTAAGCCGCTGGGCTTGTGTCAGCGGTTGGTGGAAGGTGTAGCTACTATTGCATTGGAGGGCATGCGTAAGCATGGTTTGTTTGAGACGTTGCGGGTCTTTGGACGTTGATTACTTTTGAAAGGAAGGTTTTGGTTGATCACCATAGGGTAATTGTTGAGTTTCTTACGAGTTTGCTCAAGGAGAAA